GAGCTTGTCAGCTATCTCACCGGTCCTGTCGTGATTTTTATGTACCTCATGACCGTAAATATCCCGCTGGCACTGATTTCCCTGATTCCTCTCTTTTTGGATATCCCGGTAATGATGGCGGTGTTTCAAAAAATGTCTGCCCTATTACCGGAGACCAACGCCTCTCTCGCCGACTTCAATTCCGTCATGGTCGAATATGTCCGCGGTATGCGTCTCATTAAAGCATACCGAATGGGCAGCAAATCCTTTAAGAAGTTCAGAGAAGCCATTCTCGACGAAAACAGAGCATGGAATAAAATCGCGAAAAAGACTGCTCCCCTATATGCCGTATTCATCCTGCTTTTGGAGTCCGGACTTTTACTCCTTGTTCCTCTTGGCGGGAGACTTTTCCTGCGGGGATCTATCCCGGCAAGTGTATTTCTCCTCTTTTCCTACATCGGATCCTTGTATTTAACGGAACTGCTTCCGCTTCAACAGCTTTCCGGGAATTTTGCACAGGCATTTAGCGGCATGAGCAAAGTCAAAGAAATACTGGCGCTTCCTACCTTTGAAGGGGGAGACGATTTCCCCGAAAGCCATGATATCAGGTTAAAAAACGTGCGCTTTTCTTATGACGGGAAAATAAACGTGCTGGAAAATGCCAACCTGTCCATCCGGGATGGCGAAAAGATTGCCGTTGTAGGCGCATCCGGGGCAGGGAAAAGTACGGTTACCGCACTGATTGCCCGTTTCCATGATGTGGACGAGGGAGAGGTTTTGATCGGAGGGAAAAATGTTAAAAGCATTCGCTATGAAACGCTCCTTCAGCATATCTCTCTTGTCTTTCAGAAGACTTTTCTGACCCGGGACTCTGTCTTTGACAATATCCGTATGGGGAGGCACGCATCTCTTACGGAGGTGCGGGAAGCTGCAAGAAAAGCACAGATTGACGATTTCATTATGTCCCTTCCGGATGGATATGATACAAAGGTCGGAAGTTATGGTTCCCGCTTTTCGGGTGGAGAAAAACAACGAATCGCCATCGCAAGGGCCATTTTGAAAAATGCGCCGATTCTCATCCTGGATGAAGCGACAAGTGCCGCAGACCCTGAAAACCAGATGGAGATTGACAAGGCGATTAAGAACCTCTGCAAAGGAAAAACCGTCATCATCATTGCCCATCGGCTTAGTGTAGTCGGCATGTGTGACAGGGTTTTGGTGGTAGAAAATCATACGATTTCCGATATGGGAACCCATGATGAACTGCTTTTACGAAACAGAACCTATCGGAAAAGTTGGGAAAGCTATGAAGCGGCAAGAAATATCCGCTATGGGAAAGGAGGAGACGTAAGATGAGAGACAAAGATCTTTTCCATAAGAATCCCCGGTTTTACCTCGGTCTGCTATTGACTGTTCTGGAAGGACTGCTGTCAGGAAGTAACTACATTGTCCTTTACGCGGTGCTGAAAATGCTGTACGACGGGTCTGCCGATATAAGGAGCATCACCCGTATATCCTGCCTCGTCGGCGTAATCTTCCTGATACGGCTTGCTATTTACAGCACCGGCTATACACAGAGCCAAATCGGGGGTGCCGAAGTTTCTAAAAATATCCGTCTCGGTCTCGGCGATAAGCTGAGGAGAGTTCCGCTATCCTCTTTTACGGAGAAACAGGAAGGACAATATATCCATATCATGACGGCAGATGTAAACAGTTATGAGCAGATTCTGACGCACAAACTTGCCTCCCTTGTGAAAAACGGGGTGCTGTCCGTAATCGTACTTGCTTTGATCTGTGTTCTCTATTTTCCTGCCGCAATCCTCCTGCTGTTTTCTCTTCTACTCCTCGTTCCGGAAATGTTGCTGTCGTTTCGAATTGTGGAAAAGTACGGTAAAGAAAAAAATTCCGTTACGGCGGAAGCTGTAGGACAAATCGTCGAGTACATTGACGGAATCCGGACCTTCCGTTCTTATGGAATGGGTGGTGTTAAAAACAGAAATACAACAGATGTCCTGCGGAAATTCAGCACCGTCAGTTATCAATATGAGGCACACAGCATACCTGTTAATTTCGCTTTTAATATTGTCAATTGGCTAACTGTTCCGCTTGTTATGTGGATTGGATTCGCCCCATGGCAGTCCGGGAAGATTCCCGCAATCACTTTCCTCTTTCTTTGCATGATGCCGATGGTTTTCGCTCGTCTAATCGCTGCGATTTCGGTCGATCTGTTCAGTTACAGGAATCTCCTGCTCTCTAAGACAAACATTCAAAACGTGTTGGCGGAAAAGGAAGAAGCGAAAAGCCAAGCTGTTTTTTCTCCCAAAGAGCACGACATCTCCTTTCACGATGTATCCTTTTCTTATGTGCAGGGGGAAGTGGTTCTGAAAGAAATGCGCTTCTCCATCCCGGATTGCAAGCTAACCGCAATCGTGGGAGACTCCGGCTCGGGCAAATCAACAATTCTGAATCTGATTGCGAAGTATTATGAGCCGGAAAGCGGAGAAATTGCCATCGGAGGACAATCTATCCGAAATGTCAATGCGGAAGATGTGCTGGATAGCATCTCCATGGTGGATCAGGACACCTTCCTGTTTAATGATACAGTTCGGGAAAATATACGCCATGCAAAGCCTTCCGCTACCGATGAAGAAATTGAAACCGCCTGCCAAAAAGCGAACTGTGACCCGTTCATCCGCAAAATGGAAAAAGGCTATGATACTCCTATCGGTGAAAATGGAAATCTGCTTTCCGGCGGTGAACGGCAGCGGCTTTCTATTGCTAGGGCTATATTGAAAAACAGCCCGATTCTGCTTCTTGATGAGGCAACCGCCTCTTTGGACATTGAAAATGAATTCGCTGTAAAACAGGCAATTGTAAGTCTTCTGCAAGAAAACAAGACCGTTGTGATGATTGCACACACATTGTCTATTATAAAAAACGCGGATCAGATTCTCGTGCTGTCCGGTGGAAAAGTAGTGGAGTCCGGAACCCATGAAAAACTTTTGGCATTGGGCGGTAAATATACTGCCATGTGGAACGCCGAACAATCGATTACGGCGTAGAGGGGGGCACTGAATTTACTCTTCCGGCGTATACTTTAGGGAACTTTTATATATTTCTTATTCGTAAAAAGTTCCCTAAAGCAGTAGAGGCACTCGTGATAATCTCTCCACTAGATATACTGAATAGGTAAAGCCAATAAATTTTCTCTAAGATAGGTCTTTTTATCAATAAGACATAGAATGATTCCCATACCTCTTTTTTTATCCGGAATCTTATCCAGTACTTGATTTGTAGCTCCCATGGAAGCCTTAGGATTGCCCGACATTTTTATTTCCACCGGATACAAGATTCCATCCTCTTCAATGATTAAGTCGATTTCATTTTCACCGAAGGTATTCTTATCCTTTCCTCTATAGTAGAAGATATTAAAGCGGTAGTCTTTTCCTGCATTGGAATAGGATTTTAAAATCTCCGACACCACAAAGGTTTCAAAGATGTTTCCGGCAACTGCTGAATTTTTCAAAGCATCCGCAGTTAACCATCTGGTCAAATAACAAGCAAGGCCCGTATCCCGAAAATAGATCTTCGGGGTTTTGATTGCCCTGTTTAAAGCCCCCGCACTGTAAGCCTGTAAAAGAAAGACGATTCCCGTTCTTTCCAGAATAGAAATCCAGTTTTTTATGGTCGGTTCACTTACGCCAACATCTCCCGCAATGTTTTTATAATTCAGCATCTCCCCCGTTCTTGCCGCAACCGCCGTCAGGAATTTTGTAAATGTAATACTATCCGCAGCAATCAGTTCATGGATATCTCTTTCCAAATAAGTGGCAACATAGGAGGAATAAAATTCCTGCCAGTCCCTCTCTATATCATAAAGCTCCGGATAAGAACCTCGATGAATGATTTCCCAAATATTGTCATAGTCTTTCAATTCCTTCTCCCGCTCTTTGATATACTCTTCTTTGGGAACAAAGGGACGGTTGAAACGGATTTGATGAAGCTCCCGTAAGGATAAACCGGATAACTCATAGACCGATACTCTTCCTGCCAAAGATTCGCTTACCCCCTTCATCAATTCCAGCTTTTGAGAACCGGATAGGATAAATTGTCCTCTTTCATCAGAATCATCCACCTTCAATTTAATCTCTTCCAAAATGGAAGACTCCTTCTGTACCTCATCAATAAATAAGGGACAGGGATTGTTCAAAAAGAAAAGCTTAGGCTCCTCTTTGGCCTGCACTCTGGTTAAGCGATCATCAAAATTACTTCGGTTAAATTCAGGGAATTCCCGCTTTACCAGTGTGGATTTTCCCACCTGTCTTGCCCCCACAATCAATGTTCCTTTGCTTTTTTTAGATCCTCTAGCATTTTTCCTTTGCTTGGAGCTCTCAGCACATACTTCAAAATATTTCCTGCCAGGTATCCATCAAACGAATCCTCGTATTTTGGAATGAAATTTTCCATCACAGTAAACACTTCTAGTCCTTTAATACCTTGATAATGCTTTGGATGTTTAACAGCTTCTTTAATTTTTGCGTTTTCAAGTAAATCTGGCGCTCTAAATCCGCTCACGTTCACGAAATCCATTACTGCACCTCTTTCACGAACACACCGTTGATAACTTTACCTTTGCGGTCTTTAATCTCGTGATAAGCACTTTCTAAGCAATCCATGAAATCAAGATTGCGCTGCATGCAATATCCGATTAGCACTACTGTAATATCTCCAACCGCGTCAATCTCTTCATCGCGGTTAATATGGATATATGCTTCTTTTAATTCGTCTACTTCTTCTTGTAGTTTGGTTAGCTGTCCACTGCCGTCCAGCGTATCTAAGCCACGTTCTACGAACCAGTTTTGAACTAATCGGATTAACTCTTCACGTTCAATACGTCTTTTTTTAATTGGATCATTTAAATTCACTTCATTCCAGCTCCTTCGAAATATTCTTCTAATCTGTCCATGATTTTTTTACGGGTGTTCCAACCAATTTCGTATGGATTACGTAAGAATTGGTTTAATGTTGTTGTTCTGATTTTCAATATGTCTTTAGCCATGTGATTGAAATTGTTCTCAGAATCTGCAATCATCTTTTCAATATCTTCCCTGGTCTTCATCAATACTGAATCGTAAAAAGCGTCTAATCTATTAGGTCCGATATTCTTTTCCATTTTGTTAATATGAAACGGCTTTGTTGATGCAACCACTTCAATTATGTTTCCAGGAATCCCATATTCCTTCTTGAATTTTTGTGCAGCACCATAAGTTTTGAATGTCATAGCTTCTTGTTGCTCTGATTTGAATACTGATGTGTGCATTGGATGCTTTTTATCGAGGTGTCCCTTCAGAGTGCTATAATCATTAATTTCCTTAAAGTACATATTCATATTTTTAATTACAAATGCCATACTCTTTCTCCAATTCCGCCATTATCTCAATATGGCTTCTGATTTTCTTCATTACTTTGCTATGAGGGTCTGGAACTTGGTAAGTGGCTATTATTACATCATTTCTATCCTCAACTAATCTAAATCCATACATCTTTTCTAGTTGAGCCACTTCCAGCGCTTGCCATATAGCTTTGTCTTTCTGTTCCATTTGTTTTTCAATGTATTCTGCAGCGTAAGGAAGATGTTTATACATGCTCATTGCCTTAATGTTCTTCTGGCATTGTTTTGCCTCTTGCAACATGATCATTACTGCTCGAGTTGTCTTTAATCCTTCCGACTGCATAATGTTTTCAAATTCTCTTGCATTCATCTACGTTCAAACTCCTCTACAAAATTCATTTGAGCCTTATAGAACTTGAATGTTGAATCCATCAAATCACCTTCACGGTTCTTTTTGATAGAGAACTTCACTCGTTGATAGCCTTCGTGATTCTCTTCTGTCTCTTCGTTGCTCAAAAATCCAACGACATTTGAATCTTGCTCGATTGAACCTGACTCTCTTAAATCACTCAAGATTGGTGATTTATCCTGGCGCTGTTCAACTCCACGAGATAACTGCGATAAGATAACGATAGGCACTTGATGTTCATTAGCAAGGTTCTTCAATTCCCTTGTAATCTGCTCGATCTGTAACCTTCTATCACGATTGTTGTTAACCTTGATTAAACCAACATAATCGATGACTGCTAAATATTTACCTGGTGCTTGACCTGCAGCACGTTCTTTAATAATTCCAAGAATGTGATTGAGTTCAGATACCGTGTCATAGACTTTCAAGTCTTTCTGTTTGAAATACTCAATAGTCGCTCTCACTAGCTCTTTATCTCCAGGCTTTAGCATTTTATTCATTTTTCGCAGGTAGTACGTGTTTAAGGTAGTCATCTTTGCGACGAATCGTGAGAACACTTCTTTTTTGCTCATCTCAAGGCTAAACAGGTCTACTCTTAATCCTTCGTTTCTCTGTAGCGCTCTATCGATTAGGTTGATTGTCCAGGCACTCTTTCCGACTGATGGTCTCGCTCCAACCGTCACTAACATTCCTGGACCAATTCCGCCTCCGAGTGCTGCATCCAGTCCGCTAAATGTCTTAATACCGTCTTCAATATCGTGTTCAAGCTCATACTCGAATTGTTCGAACGTTTCTGATAAGTCTCCGACATTTCGTTTTCTGGATAGCTTAGAAATCGCATTTAACAGTTCAAGCATTTCCGATTCTAACTGCTTAGTTGGGAATGCTGTGTGTTCAGCTTTAACCTTTTCGAGTTTGGCTCTCAAGTATTCACGATGTAGCTGATTAGCAAGATAATCTAATCCGGATGTTGTCGCGCTTTCTTGCTGCAAAGCCATTAGATACTCATATCCAATGGAATTTTCCTTCATTTCTGCTCTAACTTTAGCAAACAGCTCCATCAATCCATCTAAGCGACTGCCGTTGTTGTTTAAAATTTCAAAGATCGTTTTAAAATTGTTATCCGTAAACCATTCAGCCTGTAGATACGTTGATTGAGCTTTATCGAAATCTTGTAGGATTGCAGATATGATTGATTTTTCTAACTCGTAATTGTTCATTGCCACCCCTGCCAATTCTGTCCGTATAAGTCTCTCATCTTGTCTTCAACAGATTGTCCAGACGATGCTTGCTGCACTCTTGCTGGGGCCTCGTTTAAGTAGTCCTCGAACTTCTCGCTGAATAGCGTTCGTGGTCTGAGATATTGATTCATCTTCTCATTGTTTAACCACTGTTTACACTTGATATCGATAACTCTTTCAAAGTCCTCTACAGTAAATCCGTTATCTAGTAGCTTATGGATTAGCTGTGCTGTCTTCTTAGTCTTAACTGAATATTTCTTTCCAGCACGTTTATTTAGATAATCGATAATGTGTCTAGTCTCCTCAGTCCATACAACCTTGAGCGGTTTCTCCTCGGGGACATTATTATTCTCTGTAGTACTCTCCTGGTATTCTCTGGTATAGGTCTGTTCATTTTGAACACATCCATCTGTTCTATTTGAACACATCGTCTGTTCACTCGTTGATAGTCGATGGTGTACCATTTTGTTTTGTCAAATTTCTTTTTGTTGAAATTCCCTTTTTTTATGATTTTTTGTTTCTCTAAGCTCCCTAGAGTTCTTCTTATAGTCATTGCTGACCAAAAAGGGAACTCTGTTTGCCACTCTTCAAGCGTCTTATAGAACCACTTGGCTCCTTCAAATTCATTAGCACTCTTAAGTAACCAATAATGCATTTGTTGGAGCATAATCGCCTCATTTAAGCCGATTTCTTTAGCAAGCGATGGCAGCACTTGTAAAGGTGGTTCGTTAATTAATAACCGACTCATTGAATATCCCCTTCCAACGTGTTATAATAACTTTAGTTAATATTTGTATGACGGCTTTTATAAGTCGTCTTTTTTTTATACGTTCAAAAGCTCTCTTGCAGTATCGTATGCGTCCTTTAGATTCGAATGAGTACTGCTGCTTTTGTAATTTCCAAGAAATACAACCAATCGATACTTTCCATCGATGAATCTTATTTCTCCTCTCAATTCGTTCCCAACCATTACATCGTATTCATTTTGTTCGAACATATTCATTTCAAAACTAATCATCGAAAACCACACCTTGACGGATGGCATCTACTTTATCTGCGTGTTGGTTAACAGCTCCAACTAATAAATGGATCCATGCAATCGCTCCAAGAATTACCAATGTTGTGTATCCTAGAAACTTGCAGTATTTCTTGAGATAATTTCTGTTAAAATCTTGTTTCTTTAGCTTTCTAGCTTTTGAAATTTCAACTCGTGTCATGCTGTCCTCCTTAAATTTTGAATTTAGCCATGAACTCATCTAAATCCCTGGCATCGTATCGAATTGTCGCGCTTCCGTTTGGTCTCTTAATTACGATTTGTTTCAATCCCATCGATACACACTCATCAAAATCTCTATCATCGATTCCTCCGATATAAGCCTTTGCTTGTTTCTTGTTTAAGTATCTTTGTTGAGTGTTATTCGTTGGCAATCGTTCTATCGCGTTAGCTACGATTTCAACAATTTTCGAATTGAGAGTTGTTTCAAAATCTGCGCTTAATAAATTCACTGCTCTTCTCCTCTCGTTTTAACCCATTCATACTCTTCAAGTTTTCTTTTTATCTTTTGTTTAAAAGTCCATAAAGTTATCCAAGTTAATCCTGATAAGATGATTGCTATTGTTAATGCGATTTTATTAAAGAAAACAATAGCTATAACTAAAAAAACAAATGCTAGAAAACTTAAACATCCGAATCCCTTAGTTAGTTCTGGATTTTCTTTTATAACTTGTTTAGTAATCATTCTTTCCACATTTTCACCCCATTTTTTCTTCAAATTTCACTAAACTAGCAATAATATCGATTTTTGTACTTTCAATTTTTTCTAAAGTTTCTTGTAATTGCGCTGTTTGTTTTGCAGCATCGATAAGAAGTTTTTTTAACTCTTGTAAATTTTTTGATTCAAATTTGATACCTAGACCTGAAATCATTTTTATCCTCCTATTTCATGTTTTTTCATATTGTTGTAAACCTCTTTCAGATTTATAATCATATTGAGGAAAGGGGGTGTTTATATGTCTAAACCAATTAAACCGGGTACAGATAACCAGCCAAAAGGCACATACCAAGAAGTTGGTCCTAAAGGCGGTGCTGTAAATAGACCTCGCGTTGTTCATATTGATAAGGGGGACCGTCTCCCACCTACTCAAAAACCAGGGAACAAATGGGTCAAAAAATAGTTTTATTGGGTCGTCTCTTAAGAGATGGCCTTTTTAATTTTCCAGAAGCAAAAACACCAACTTAGAAAATTAATTTGCAACCAAGACTCTGCGTACTTGATTCCATCTTCCTCGTAAAATGTCATGTAATGGTGCAATTGTTTCACCTCTTTTCATTCGAATTAAATCGTATTTTTAACCTAAAAAAATATGATCTAATTTAACTTTGTATAAAGCACTTAATTGGTGTAGCAAATTCATAGGAATTTTAGTACTATCTTTCTCATATTTTGCGATAGTTTGTTGATGAACTCCTAGTTTTTCCGCTACTTCTTTCTGAGTTAAATTAACGTTAACTCTTGCAGCTTTTAACGAAATTTGTGTCAAAATCCGTTCCTCCTTTCAGTTTTCTTTAACTTATGAGTCTATAATAATACGATTTAATTCGTATGTCAACACTTTTATTATAAAAAATTCGATTTTTTTGATATTTTTTTATTTACAAATACGATTTAAAACAGTACTATAATATCAATAGGAAATAAGGAGGTGCTAGAAATGGCACGAGGAAGAGGCAAATACACTCCTAATGATATATAAATCATGAAGAGAATATCTGTTAATATCAATGAATTACTTAATCGTACTAGAACTAAGCAAGTTGAATTATCTAAACATACTGGAATACCTACAAGTACTTTAACTGGGTATGTTAAAGGTACATCTATGCCGAATCCAGGGAATGTACAAAAGATTGCAGATTTCTTTAACGTAGAAAAATCTGCTGTAGACCCTCGTTTTGCTCAAAACTCCATTTCTACGGATACACCAGCGTGGGCAACTAAAGATGATGTTATTGTTTTTGATGAAGCATTAAAACGTAACAGCGTTATTATGTCCTATAATGGTGTAGAATTATCTGAAGACGATAAGATGCAATTAGAAGGCATGATAAAAGCAATGCTTTGGGATAAAATTCAAGAAAATAAAGGTGGGAAATAATTGAAAGTAACTGAGTTAGTTAAACGACACAAAACGGCTAATCCGTTTTTCATCGCTGAGTGTGAAAATATCGAAGTGAGATTCGTGCCGTTACCTAGCAATTTACAAGGGTTAATGTTATCTACTCCAAATGATAAACCGATGATTTGGATTAACGATAGCATTCGTGATAGTAATCTTAAATATTTAGTAATGGCTCATGAGTTAAAACATGCGTTGGATCATTACGGATTAGATGGATTCTACACTGCTGCATACAATGGAAAGGGAAAGCTAGAACGTGAGGCAGAAATATTTGCCACACAACTCATGCTGCTATTGTACCAGGAACAATATGAGGCAATTCCAGAAACGTTTGATAAGTTAATTGCTGCTTACGGAGTTAAGGAAGAAATGAGAGAATATTATTAAATGGTAAGGGAGAATTATTTATGAAATTCGGATTAAGAAAACCAAGCTGGAAAAAAATGATTAAAGCACGTACTACTTCTAAATGGAAGAGACAGATTAAGAAAGCTGTTATTCCAGGGTATGGGAAAAAAGGTATTGGGTTGTTTAGAAATCCTAAAAAAGCGGTATATAACAAAGTGTATCGTAAAACTTCATTTGACATTTTTAAACTTTTAGGGTTGAAGTAGCGCTTATTATATTAAAATAAAACACCACACTATCAATCTTGGCGGATGCAGTGTGGTGAGTTCAAAATTCACCCTAATTTAGGGCTATTTGTTATGCCCTATTTTACCATATTAAGAAAGGACGGTAAAGATATGGCTAGGAAAAGAATCGATGATAGAATCAAGCCTTATAAGAAAAAAGACGGGCAAGTCTATTATCAATTTAAAATCTATTGTGGTACTAATCCTAAAACAGGTAAGAAGCAGTATACTACTAGACGTGGATTTGAATCTGTATTAGCTGCAACTACTGCTCTTCAACGGCTAGAAGTTGAGTTAATGGATACTGGATTAGTTGTTAAACAAAAGTTCACTTACAGAGAGCTATACAATGAATGGGTAGTAACGTATCAGAAACGCGTAAGACCTAGCACGTTTCAAGCGACTGTGACGTATTTCAAGAAACACATACTACCTGCGTTTGGCGATTACTATATCGATACAATTACCATTCAAGATTGCCAGGCTCAAGTGAATCGATGGTATATGAACTATCCTAAGAGTACTCAGTCCTATAAGATATACGCTCAAATGATATTTAAGTATGCTCAGAAGTTGAATCTTATTGAAAAGAATCCTATGAGCCTAGTTGACTTACCAAAATCGGATGATTTTAAAGACGATAAGCTCAAATATTATGATCGTGACACTCTTATTCAATTTCTTGATTACATTGAGCCGTTTAAAGAAGTGTATACATTCTTTTATCTACTTAGCTATACTGGATTACGATGCGGAGAGGCGTTTGCCTTAACCTGGAATGATATCGACTTTAGAAATCATTCCATAAGCGTAAATAAGACGGTAGCACGCTCGATGGAAGATAAATATATATCGCAGACAAAGACTAAGAACGGAATGCGTACAATACGGATAAATAGAAGCCTAGAGCGATTGCTGAATGACTGGAAAGAATTATCCGGAAATGAAACGTATGTATTTCAAAACCGCAATAACTCGTTCTATTCGTCCAATACAGCCGTGTACTGGTTGAATCAGATACTAGAAGGCACTAACTTCCCTAGAATCACTCCTCACGGTTTCAGACACACTCACGCGTCATTATTAGCAGAAGCAGGAGCGGACTTAAAAGACATACAGGATAGATTAGGCCATGGAGATATACAGACTACTGCTAATATCTATACACACGTTACGAATAATAAGAAAGATAATACGATTGATAAATTTGATAAACTGATGTCTATAGAAGGTCAAAAGGATAGTCAATCACTAAAAACGGAAAATAAAAAAACCACGAAACCGTTGATATAACAGGCTTCGTGGAAAAAAGGATTAGAAATATTTATTTGGGAGGATAAAAAAACTACCTGGTTATATTGTAAGAGAAAAGTACGGGAAACGTTGATATAACAACAATTTCATTTTTACAAAATCAGAAAACTATGTATTATTTTAGACGGTTAGAAGGTCAAAAGGATAGTCAAAAGCAAGATTGTTGACTATCCTTTTAACTATTCACCTTTAAAGTCATCTTTTATAAGTCTCTCTGCACACTGATTCAATTTGCTTGCTGTTTCAAAAGAAACGTTTTTCAATTCTCTAGTTCCATTGATTAGCCTTGCAATGAGTGGTTGTGAAACACCACTCTCTTTAGAAATTCGATACCCTGAATAATGTTCAAATAACCATAGTATTTTTTCTTCATCCGCTCTTAGCATATTGTCCTCCTATTTATAATTTTAATAATTATCCATTTAGTTATCCTTTTTATTTTCCCCTGAATACCATACGATTAAAGCTACTACTAAAATAATAATAATGTGTTTCATCTTGATTTCCTCTTTCTATATAGTATAATTGAGGGGAGGGAAGTTATCCTTCCCCTCTTGAAAAACGTCATATCCTTCTTTTGCGTGTTGGGTTTTGTCGTTTTTCTTTTTTTGTGGCTTTGTACCACTCTCTAGCCTCTTTTGATATTGCAACCGCAATTCCAACGATCGCTACTAGAGTTGTGATTTTTTCTTCCATTCCCTCACCTCCTTACAATTATATTATATACCACTTGGCATATAACGTCAACACTTTTTTAAAAATAATTTGAGAAAAATGCAAAAAAATAAAGCCTACCAATTAAGGTAGGCTAATTTTGTATTATTTTATATTTGTTATACATTTTATTGTATATTATCTATGAACTTCTTTAGCTGTAATCAATCCATCAGGCTCAACCGTAAATTCAGGCTTTTCTGCCATGGTTCCATCTTCATTGATATAGTACCATCCATCCTTACCTTTAACAAAAGCATTTGATTCCATGAATCCGTTGCTAGTGTTTAAATAGTACCATTCGTCTGCGTATTTAACCCATCCTGTTACCATTTCTCCATCTGCTCTGAAGAAATACCATTCGTTGTTAATCTTTTTCCATCCAGTAGCCATAGCACCGCTACTATCAAGCCAATACCATGCATCCGCACGTTTAACCCATTTGTTTAAGATGCAATAACCGCTAGCGTCGAATAGATACCACACGCCATTAATGTATTGCCATTTATCTTTAGGATAGCTACCGTCTTTGTTTTGATACCACCATCCAGTAGCATTCTTTTGCCATCCTTCTTTGATTTCGCCTAAACCGTGTTCAATATCGCGTTTGAACTGTTCACGACTAATACCCCATTTAGCTAGATAAGGATAAGGGTCTACGTGGTCACTGTAATTGTTGGGTTGATTATACGTGCAATAGTAGTGTGTTTTAATACCTTCTAAATCGTCTGAATCAAGCGTTTTAGGAATACCTGCTTCATCGGCTAGGTTACGTAATAACTCCACGTACAATCGATAATCTGTCATAAATTCTTCCATTGTGGAATGACTTTCAATCAATTCTCCCTGTCCGTAGCCTTCAGCGTTCCAACCGCCTCCAACATCGTAAGCGCCTTGATTGACTGGACCTACTTGCATTACGCGTCCATTCCCTACAACGTGTGAGAAGAATCCAGATTCTACAGGTCTACGCATGTGGTAGTCTGCTTCGTTCTGTGCTGTTGAATTTCTATTACCTGTTGAATGCGCGTGAACTTGACGATAAGGCGCATAACCGATTTGAGGTAATCCCTCTCTATATCTACTTGTATCAATTTCCATTTATATATTCCTCCTTATACTGCTGGCCAAGGGTCATCTGTAATGTATGAAATATTAGATACCCGAATATCGCCGATGTCTCTGTCGATTGGTACTGGGTCGTTGAATTGGAAACGCAACATGTTACCGTCTCCTGTCCCACCTAGATACCACGTTCCATACGGGGTACCTTTATCGTTATAAAATGGTCCAATTGACGAACCTGCCGAACGATAACCATACGGAACTCCGCCTAAACCTAAAATAAAGCAGTTTCTCTCACGGTCTGACGGTTGGATTTGATATCCAGGC